GATCCTCCAGCTCGAAAAGCTGTAGCGGATTGGATTCAAGTCAAATGGGGCTTACAGGCTTTAGATAATCCTGATATTTACGGAACAGACCTTATTGTTCATAGGGATGGCAAGCCAGTTGGATTTGCTGAAGTAGAAGTCCGCCAATGGGATCAATTTTGCCCATTTGAAACAATTCATGTTCCTGTAAGAAAAAAGCATATGCTAAAAGCACCTAAAACATTATTTTTTGCTTTAACTCAAAGTATGACTCATGCTTATTGGATTAAAGGCCAAGCTGCTTTAGCTTACCCATGTTGGGAAATGAAGGATGATACTAAGCATGAATTTTATTATGATGTGCCTAGAAATTCGTTTAAATTTGTTGATTTAAGGGATATGTTTTAGTGGCTACAAAAAAAGAAAAGGATAACTATGCTCGCTTGGCACGATTGGGCTGCATTTTGTGTAATCAAATCGGAGTTCGAGAAACCGAGGATTCGCCAACAGAAATGCACCATTGCCGAAAATTCGGTATGCCAAGAAACCTTAGTCCAGTCATCCCCTTGTGTGCTTTTCATCACAGGCTTGGAGATACCAGTATTCACCAGCTTGGATCTAAAAAGTTCGCTGCTTATTGGGGGCTTACACAAGAGGATCTCATTGATAAAGTGAGAGAATTGTTAAATGAGTAGCTGGCTAATTATTCTTACAGGATTGATCTATGCCTACATATCTGCTGAACAAGGATTCAAAGGAAATACTGGACTGGCTTGTATGTATGCTGGATATTGCTTTGCGAATTTTGGGGCTTATTTGATTGCTACCAAATGAGTTTCACTATCTATACACACGATGGGTATAAATTTATCCAATACTTCTTTAATATGGATGAGCTTATTAAATCAATGTTAAAAAACCCTAAAGACAGTTACCATCGCAATCTATAGTTCTAAAGGGTCAAATCCTAATTCTTCTCCAACCATCTTGCAACGAGTTCTAAACGGCTTTCCATGTTGCAACCATTTATCACCTTTTTGTTTATGAAAACTAAGATGGATGCACTCATGCGCCAGGGTAGTTAAAACGCTGTAGAGGTGACCGCATCGAGCCGAAGATATAGTAATCGTATGTTCATAATCGCCACCTGAGTCTAGTAAATAGCTGCCCATGATCTCAGAATCAGAACTAACAATAAACTCTATTTCTTCAGGCAACGGCATAGGCCATTTAGTGAAGGGTGGAGTTACTATGAGGCTGGCATATAGGTTTTTTAGCAAAGCTGGACTTAATTTCATCGTTAATCGCTCCAGCTAACCCATGTTGTATTTATTGGTTTACTTTTACGATCTACATTGACAGGACAAGAAAAAGTAATGCCATGTAAAGGATGTGTAATCCATAATGCTTGTCTTGGCGGCTCAAATCCAAAGTTGTTGCTGTAAGCGTATTCGCAATAACCTTTAAGTGATCCATTAACAATTAAGCGCTGCAACTGTATAAGCTGGTGAAAGTGACCAATAAGCATAGTGTCGTATTCTTGATCTATCTGTGCGTTTCTAGATCGCTTCTTATGATCGCCACGAATGATTGCGCCCAGGCAACCAATAACCCCATCACCACCCCTAAATTGATCGCCATGAGTAAGTAAATATTTATAACCATAAACTTGGTAATAAGCATCAGAGCCATCAGGTATAAAAAAAGTTATTCTTTTATCGTTTTCAAACCTTTTATTTAAAAACTGATAAAGCAGCCAATCAAAATTGGTGTAGTTACGGTTCTTATTTTGTATTTTGTGTGTATTGCGCCCATGATTGCCTGATACGCAAGGCACAAATACCTTACCAAATTCTTCCACCAATGTTTCAATGCACCAAACTAGCGTACCCCATAGATCAAGAACGCAGGGCATAACTTCCATATCGTTAGTAGTAGCCAATTCATCATGAATATTTCCTGAGAACATATCCCCACCCAGCGCAAAAACTACACCTTCATACCTTGGGTTATTAAATCTATTTTTTAGCAAGTCTATAGATGTTTCAATAAAAGCCCTTGCTCGGTCTTGTGCAATCTTTAAGTTATATTCATTAACACCACCAACTTGCGCTGCATCAACAACTTCACCCCAATGCCAGTCTGATGCAAGTAATGTAGGAATACCTGTAACATTATGGCCTACAGGTTTGCGTACAATCCAATCAGGAATATTTATTTCAGATTCGGAAAGTTTAATAATTTTGCGTTTAATAAATTCAGAATTAAAATCTTCTTTGGCTTGTGCTAAAGCTGATGATTCTAATTGCCGTATTTTTGCCCTGGCTTCAGATAATTCGTAAGCTAAACCTTCATCAGCAGGTTTTAAATTAGCATCAGGAGTTAAGCCTTGCGTTATGGCTGTGTTGTAACGGTGAGCAAAAGTACCAGTAGCTAAACCTAAATTTCTAGCTGCTTGAACTTTGCTATTAGTTGTGTAATATTCATTTATAACTTGTTGCAATAATTCTTTGCTAATTGGTTTAGATGGCATGAAAAACCTTTAGTAGAAAGTGACATAGTGCTAAAGTTACCCAATACTAACTTAAAATTAAGAATAATCAATGACATACGCAAAGCGTGTTGATTCCAATCAAAAAAAGATTGTGAAGGCATTTAAAGACCTTGGCTGCTCTGTTTTTGATACCAGCCGAGTAGGACAAGGATTTCCTGATTTATTAGTAGGCCGTAACAAAAAAACAGTATTGGTTGAGATTAAGTCATCCGAAAAAGCAGTTTTTACTACAGCTCAAGAACTTTTTATGATGAATTGGAAAGGCTCAACTGTAGTTAGAATTAACGATATTGAAGGCGCAATTAGGTTAGTTAAACTGCTTGACAATGCCGAGCAATGAGGCAAAATATGGTTTCAAATCCCATTTCTATAGGAGAAATAACATGGGCAAGATGGATTCTATGAAGGGTATTCCTTCAACAACTGGTGCAAAAGCTCCTGCTGGCGCTGCTTCTAGCGACAAATCAGGCGAGCGCATGGAAAAGAAAGTTGGCGGAGTTGCTATGGGTATGCAAGATGCTACTGGCAAGGACAAACAGTTCAATACTGGCAAGACTGCTGGTATCTGCTATGAGCATAAGCGTGGTGACTGTAACCCTTGCTAAAAAGCGAAATGCCCTAGCGTGAAGGTCTAGAGCATTTCTAACCAAACTAGTAATCGGAGAACTAGATGGCTGTTGTAAATTCTAAAGATGGTTGCAGTTCCTGTATATATTTCTTATCTACAGATAACGATTTTATAGGCTCATGCAGACGATTCCCCACTTACCAAAACCGACATGGAACGGAATGGTGTGGGGAATTTGTCATTGTTCCGCCAAATCCAGTATTTGAGGCATTAGTTCAAGACATCGAAATAACGATAGAAGCCAAGGAAAAGCGCAAAAAAGTGATTGAGGAAGCTGGCAAAGTAGAGCCAAAACCTAAAGGCAGACCAAAAAAGGTGGAAGAATGAACCTTAAACCATTACAAGATCGAATCGTGGTCAAGCCTGATACAAGGGAATTAAGCTCAATTATCCTTGTGGACAATAAGGAAGTGGACAATATGGGGACAGTCATTGCTGTAGGCCCAGGCAAAGTCCGCAATGGTCGCAGGGAAGATATGCCAGTTGAAGTAGGCGCTAGAGTCCGCTTTGGCACTATGAACAAGGATCGAGGCGAGGAATACTTGCAATTTCCTGAATATTTTGAAGATGGGCAGCGTTATTTGATTATGAGTTGGCAGGATATATGCTTTATGGAGGATGCAAATGTTTAATTGGATTAAATCTTTATTTGTAAAACAGCCTGAAGCCCCTAAAAAGCGCCCTAGGCTGTATAAACAAGCAGCAGTCGTAACTAAAGGCGAATTATCTCAACCAAAGGAGAAGCAAATGGCAACTAAACCTGGCTTATATGCCAATATTCATGCAAAACAAGAGCGTATTGAAAAACAAAAGGCTTCAGGCGCTAAAAAAGTAGAAACAATGCGTAAGCCTGGCACTAAAGGCGCTCCTACGGCAGCAGCCTTCAAAGCATCAGCTCTAACAGCTAAGAAGAAGTAATCATGGCTACCAAAAAACATGACAAACCCATTCCGCATAAGACTGTAGGCAAAGGCAAAACCTATAATCCTACGGAAAAAGGCGCTGGAATGACTGCTAAAGGCAGAGCTGAATACAACGCTAAGAACAATGCCAATTTAAAGCCTCCTGCTCCAAACCCAAAAACAAAGGCTGATGTTGGTCGTAAAGCCTCTTTTTGTGCAAGGATGGAAGGAGTTGTCAAAAACGCTAAAGGCCCTGCTGAACGAGCCAAAGCATCACTAAAGAACTGGAACTGTTAAATGCCACTCAAAAAAAGCACTAGTAAAGCAGCATTTCAGTCCAATATAAAGGCAGAGATTTCTGCTGGGAAAAAGCCAGCTCAGGCAGTTGCGATTGCATATTCAGTAAAGCGTGAAGCATCTAAAAAACCATCAACCAAAGGAAAAACTAAGTGATTACCCTTAAAGACCTATCAATTCAAGAAGTAGAGTTTATCTTGGCAGCTCTGTCTGCTGGGGAATATAAGCTAGTGGCTGCATTGATCGAGAAGATCAAAGTTCAGGCTATTCCACAGGCTCAAGCCATTGCACAGGCGCAATCTGATGCAAAAGCGCAAGAAATGGTAGAAAATGGTGAAAAGGCTACTAAAGAAACAAAATGAGCGAAACCAGCAATCCTGTAGGCAGACCATCTTTATATGATGCAAGTTATTGCGATAAGGCGATTGAACTAGGAAAACTAGGGAAATCAACTGAGCAGATTCTTGCGAATATAGGGGTAGGCATTGCCACAGGGTATCGCTGGAGGGATGAATTCCCTGAATTTCGAGAAGCCTTGGAGATTGCCAAGGGATATGAGCAAGTTTGGTGGGAAGATATGGCTATGGCTTACATAGTCGAGAGCAAGGACACAGAGCGCCTAAATACTGGTTTATGGTCTAGATCAATGGCTGCTCGCTTTCCTCGGAAATACTCTGAGCGTATTAAACAAGAACTAACTGGAGCTGATGGCGCTCCCTTAAAAGGTGTGGAAATCAGCTTTGTAGATCCTAATGCAAGTAAACCAGCAGATTAAGGATGCAATTTCTAGGATACGATTTCCTAAGAAATTTGAGGCTTTGTTTCAGCCTGAGAAGGTAAGGTATCGCATATTCTATGGTGGTCGAGGAGGAGCAAAGTCATGGTGCTTTGCAAGGGCCTTGCTTGCTAAAGGCACTAAAGATCCATTGCGGATTCTATGTGCCAGGGAATTTCAGACCTCAATCAAGGATTCTGTTCATAAACTCTTATCCGATCAAATCTATGAACTTGGCATGGAAACCTTTTATGAAATCACTCAGACCTCAATCCGAGGGGTAAATGGCACAGAATTTATCTTTGTAGGCATTAAAAACAATACCAATAATGTTAAATCCATTGAGGGCATTGATATTTGCTGGGTAGAGGAAGCACAGTCTGTATCGGCTAATAGCTGGAATGTGCTAATTCCAACGATCCGTAAGCAAGACTCAGAGATTTGGGTATCGTTTAACCCTGAATTGCCTACAGATGAAACTTGGAAGCGCTTTGTTGAGAATCCTCCTGAAAGCTCAGTAGTCGTAAAAGTAAACTGGAACGACAATCCTTGGTTTCCTGAAACCCTTAATTTAGAGCGTTTATCCCTAAAACAAAGGGATATGAGCGCTTATAACAATGTATGGGAAGGTATTACAAGGAATACAGTTGATGGCGCTATCTTTGCTAAAGAGATGGAGCAAGCGGAGCTGGAAGGCAGGATTACTATAGTTCCCTATGACTCTACAAAGCCAGTCCATGCGGTTTTTGATCTTGGTTGGGCCGATAATACAGCTTGCTGGATCATACAATTTGTGGGCTTTGAGATCCGAGTATTGCGATATTTTGAAGATAATCAAAAGACAATTCAGCATTACCTGGCATTGATGCAGACCTTTGGATATATGTATGACACCATTTGGCTGCCCCATGATGCTGCTGCAAAGTCGCTTGGAACAGGCAAATCCATAGAGGAAATAGTCAGAGCTACAGGGATGAAGGTACAAATCCTAGACCGAGTTCCAGTTACAGATTCAATAAATGCTGCAAGAACTATATTCAATCGTTGTTATTTTGATAGAAAAAATACAGAAGAAGGATTAAACTGCCTTAGACATTATCGCTATGATGTAGATGAGCATGGAACTTTTAGTCAAAAACCACTCCATGACATTTATTCGCATGGCGCAGATGCTTGGCGATATATAGGCTTGATGGTAAATGAGCCTAAAAAACGGCAACCAGCTAAACAAAATTATGCCCTAGGTGGCAGTTGGATGGGATAGATATGGCAGATTATCAAGATCAGGATTCAAGCGAAGATAGCAGAATCAATGATGCAAAGAAGTTTTTAAACCTTTGTAATGATGTTGATTCTAATAACAGAGCTGAGGCTTTAGACGATGTGCGCTTTTGCGCTGGGGATCAATGGCCTGTTGATGTGCAAAACAGCCGAGTACTTGAATCTAGACCTTGCTTGACGATTAACAAGGTAGATGCCTATGTTCGTCAAATCTGTAACCAAATCCGCCAACAAAGACCTAGGATCAAAGTCCAAGGCATGAATAATGAGGCTGATGCTAAGTTAGCCGAGATTCTAAGCGGTGTTTGCCGTCACATTGAATATCAATCAAATGCTGATGTGGCATACGATACGGCTGCTGAATACGCAGTCAAGATGGGCTGGGGCTATTTCCGAGTAATGACGGATTACATTAGCCCTGATTCTTTTGAGCAAGAAATCTACATTAGACCGATTGATAACCCATTTACAGTCTATTTTGATCCCAATTCACAACTTCCTGATGGCTCGGATGCAGAGCGCTGCCTGATTACTACTGTAGTCAGCAAGAAACAGTTTAGGGCAATGTACCCTGGCAAGAATGATGGGCAAGGCTTTACTAGCCGAGGAACAGGCGATTCGGATGCAGAATGGGTAACTAAAGAGGATGTTCGGATTGCCGAGTATTTCTATACAGTTCGCACTCCTGCAAAACTAGTCCTTTTATCCGATGGCACAAGCGTATTTGAGGATGAGCTGCCTGATGCTGAAGTGCTGGAAGATGCTGGCATTACCATTATTGAGCGCAGAGAT